TTGAAGTTATCCAATCCCTCAAGTAGTTTCTGGACATCCGTCTCTGGCGTGAAGGTCTTATCATGTGCCATGCGCTCCCTGACTGTCTGCCAGACACGTGTCTTTCCTCTGCCCTGAGTAACAGCCCTTATCTCTGAGCCAAGATACTCAGTTACTTCCTCGGAAATATCCACATTAGGTAGAAACGCTCCGCCTTCTTTTGCCGTAAATCTCCCTATCTCGGCATTATATCCAGTCACCACATAATTTAAAAGTTGGTCGTTCCTAGCTTCTATATCGGCGAGAACTCTTTGCTGTTCATTTGAAAGTTCGTATAGTTCAGGATTATCGGCTATATCTTTGAGAGTTCCAGTGATAGGATTCTTGGCTTGCGTTGGAGTACCGAGGAATTTCGCCGTTGTCTTTTCTCCCCTGACCGTATCATTGCCAAATGCTTTCCGTATGTCTCTGAGTAACCTTAACCTAGTGCTTGTTGCCCAGACAGAGACATCACTTTTGGCAGCGTTCTCAGCCACCATAGCGACCAGGACCTTCTCATTTTTCCCAGTCATCTTTAGCCCGGGTTGCTCAAACTCTAGCAATTGTTTTAGACCAGGAATCTTCTGGAATAGCCTGGTCATATTGCCAGCCTTATCCTTCTCAACCTGTAACTGTGACTGGATACCAATTCGGGTTATCTCACTGCCAGTAGGTTCAGGTTTGATGCCAGAGGGAGTCGCAATCGGAGCATCGGGTGGTGGAGGTTCTGTTGGCGGAGGTGTTACTGATTGCGGAGGTGGAGATAGTGGAGGAATAACCTCTTCAGATACTTCTTCAGGTATTATTGGCTCAACCATCTGCTTTTTAATTGTCGCTTCAGCCTCTTTAATTCTTGCCCGTTCCTTGCGAATCTGCTCTACCCTGTCCTTAATCTGGTCAACAGTCATGCCCCATTTATCAGCAAGTTCGTCCAGGACATTAGTAATTGGGATTCTATTGTATTCCTTTGTTCCTTTTTGGGTATAAAAACTCCAATCCTGGTCAGGTCTGATAGCTTGTGCCTGTTTGACAGTGAAGTAAGAAGGGAAACTTCGTTCACTGATAGAAATAAAGGCGGTCAGGTCTACATTCTTGCCACCCAATTTGAACTTTGCTTGTGCCACTGGGTCATTCTCAGGGGCAACTGGTTCAGGCTTGACCTGTTGCCCCAAATCAGGATAGTCCTTTAAGACTTCAGGGGGCACGGGTTTGCCTTCAGATAGAGCTTTCTTTATTTGGTCTTCATGCCACTGCCTGGCCTTATCAAAGTAACCTGCTTGTTTAGCTTTTTGTGTCGGGAAATCTCTCTCTGCTATTTTTAGCATTTCTTCCCTTGTCATCTGCCAGGGTTGCTTAATCTCTTCGGGTTTACCCTCTGGGATAGTAAACCCCGCTTCTGGTTTAGCCTGTGCTTCTGTTAGCGCTTGCTTCATTTTGGGAGTTAGTTTCTCTATTATCCCAGGCGTATTCTGTATCGCCAAAGCAGCAGCACCAGGAACAGAAAAGGCTGCCAATTCTACAAGTAGTTGTCGGACTGAAGGTATCTGGAATTTCTGGTCGCTCAATCCTAAAGATTGTAGTATACCGTGCCCAACATCGGCTAATCGCTCTTCCAGCATCTCTTCCAGAACGCCGTTATAGCCCAATTTCTCAAAAACTCTACGAACATCATTGGCACTACTCCCAGGATTAGCCGTCTTAAACGCCTTGAACAGTCCTACCTTAACCAGTTGCCCTTTCACAGCGCTGGTCAGGGGCGTAAACAGCCCCCCCATTCTTTCACTGACAGTTTCTATCCATTGTTCTCCAAGTGCTTTTACGGCACTTCGCAATACTGTCTCTTCATCACCAGTAAGAGTAGCGGTCAACTGTTTCTCAAGAATAGCTGCGGGTATTCTGGTGATACCGGCAGGAATAGTCTGTAGAGTACCGCCCGCCAATATTCCAGTCACTTCTAATCCATATGTGGCTAACTTCCCCTCCAGTATTTTAAGACCAGTCCTGGTTGCTATCCTCTTTAATGCTTGTTCCCCCGCCTTTACTGTAGCGGTTTTACCAGCCGAGAATATACCGCCCGTAGTAACAAATTCACCAGCGAAAGGCACTAATTGAGAGATAATATCCGCCACTTCATAGCCCCATGTGGTATCCATCTGGGAGCGACTAACATAATCTCTTAGTGCCAGCAAATCATCTTTGCCAATCTCTCTTCCCGCTTCCAAGTCCTGAGCGGTTTTCATTAGCTTCCCAAGAGTTATTATCTCTACCCCGGAAGCGACAAAAGGGACTAACTGTGTCGGATTTTTCCGTAATTCCTTGACCCTATTCAGCCATGTAGCGGTAGGTAATTCTCCTGGAGCTAAAGGCACACCTGGTATTCCCTTTGGTACTCTGGTACTGAAGTAGTCCTGCAATCCTCTGTCGGTTATCTGGGGGTAAAGTTGCCTGACCAATGCCTCGGTGTTCTCGTTCCTTCCCGCCGTAATCAGACTACGCCTGAGTGCATCGGGACGCTCGGTGTAATACTTAACCATCTGCTCTGCATTGCCAGTTCTGACAGTAAGAGGTAACGCTTTTATAAAAATCCGGCTGATTTGAGGTATGGGAAGGATTTCATCTTTTATTTCATCGGGGATACCGAAAGCATCAAGCAAAGCCAGTGTATTCTCATTCCTACCCTTTGTCTGGAGTTCAGTCACAAATACATCTGGCCGTCTGAGTGCCTTATCCTGTAGCCTGTTAAGAATCCCAGTCGGGTTTTCATCAGGAGAGAACTCACCACCCCTGATGAACTTTTCAGGATAGATTTTCTCCAATGCCCCACGAATGGCATTACTCCTATCTCTTGCCAAAACTTCCGGTTTTGGCAACACCGTCTCAGGTGTTGCTTCAGGAGGTCTTGTCTTTTCAGGCGTTTTTATGAACTTTTCTATCTGTTTAACTGCCATATTCTAAACCTCTGGCAATTTTGGCTCTCTCTGTTTTTTCAAAGCGGCCAGTAATCTATCACCAAGAATATTCGGAGACTTAACAATTGGCTTGGCAAGCGCCTGATTGATAATATCCTGTGATAACTGTTTCAACTCTTCGCTTATGAAGGGACTCATCCTTTTGTCTCCTCCTCAATCTCTCCAGCACCAGGTGGCTCGGCCTTTCTGGTCGTTCTGACCGCTCCCTCTACTGGCCCGCCACCACCCAGCATTAAAGCCTGTGACTTCTCCTGCGGTGACGGTTCAGGTGTCTCAATTCCAGTCATCTCACCTAATTGTTCACGGACTTCTCCAGAAAGAACCTGCCCTACCTCAATCAGGAGAATCTTAGCCTCATCCATCTTGCCTTGTTTATCTAGTGCCTGCGCCATCTGGAAAAGAGTCAGTGCCCGGCTAACCTTCTGTGCTGTCTGCACAAGATATTTCTCGTCAATATCATCATAGTCCTTGTACTTCAGAATTGTCTTGCGGATGCTTCTGTCATCCATCCACCTGGCAGCCATACTCGCCAAACCATAGGTGGCTGATACCTCTTCAGGCAAATTGGGTACATATTCAAAATCAACTGTATAGTCACCCTTAAGGTCATCTGCGGTATAACTTCTCTTGTTACCAGTACGACCTATATCAGCCGTCATTCCAAACGTGATGAATTGCCACCGTGCTTCCTTAAAAAGTAATCTCTTAAACCGTGCCATTGTTTTAAGTCTCGGCGTAAACACCTGCTTGGAAGCGCCTGCCAGGGTAGCAATAGCCACCTGGGAAAGCTGGAACTGGAGATTGCCCCAGTCTATATTGCTGATAGAACCACGTTGTATAGCTCCAGCGAGCGTTGCCATGAAGAATCTGGCAGCACCGATTATATCGGGCCCCTCCACCTTATCCAAGCCCTCGGTTGTTTTAAGAGCCAGAACATTTCCTAGCCGGTAAATCGGGTTTGCAGGCATCTTCGTACCCGATTCACTTTTAAGCACCTGTGGCGGCCGGAGCGATAGCATATTCATACTTTGTAAAATAGAGGTTATCTTATTAAGATGCGGATAAAGGTCTCGATTAGCACTAAAGAGAGAGTCTCCCCTCATTCTTAAAGCTCTCTGCGAAGTGTCCAGAAAAGTGCCTTGCTGACATAACTGGATAACGAAAGGAGGATGCCCAAGTTTATTGGGGACAGCCTCATAAAATTTATTGTCTAGGAATACGATTTCTTCCTGTCCATCCCAATAATCCCACCGAGTCACAGATTCTCCCAGTGGTTTATAGTCAGGATATTCTTCACTGCACATATCCCTATCAAGAGTATCCCAGAAAGCAACCCTGGATAATCCCCTTTTGCCCAGTCCGTAAATCATCTTGCGTCTATCCACCGGTAGAAAGTCGGCATTAAACCCACTTCTATCCTGTGATAAGAGAATCCTTACGCAAACTCCCCCTCGGATACCTATTTGCTCCCAGAAATATGAATCCATGTCGGGCAAGAGGATTTCGTTTAGATGCTCATTGCCCATATAAGTTATATCATTCCACCAGTCCTCAATGACTTTAGACTGGTGCCCATCAAGTGACTTCCCATTTCGTTGTCCGTTTATCTCAATAACCTCTTCCGACTCATTGAGTACCGCCAGTACCCTTTCGCCATAAACCCGGGCATCGTTCATGGTGACATGCTCTGAAGCCTCCAAAACGTTACCTTCGGGGTCTAAAAGAGTAAAAGGCTCTCCTGTCCACAGTTTCTCGTCCTCATCCATACGGGGGAATATATGCTTACCCCACTCCATGTTGACCGAGTTAATCCAAGTCATAATCTTGTCATCGGAAACAGGCGGAATAGCAGGAGCTAAAGAAGTTGATTGCGGAACCGCTTTAGTACCCCTGAGGTCTGCAATTTTGGTCATTTTA